TGACTGTGAGCATGTTGATATTCCAACAACACCAACAGAAATAAAGCGATTCAATGAACTTGCTGGCGAAGAAATTCGCAAGAGAGCAAGTGATGGAGATATAATTGCTTGTTTTTTTGGAGTTGATAATCAACTTGCTTGCGAAATGAATCCAAATTGCAAAGCAGTTGAACCTTCTATTGGATATAGAGCCAATGGAATATTTGCACCATATCGCGTGTTTACTTCTTACGCAAATATGCATATGTTCTATGGTGAAAGAGGAATGCTCATGAACCCTTCTTGGTTCGATGATGTAATTCCAAACCCATTTACAGTCAATGAATTTGAATATTGCGAACAAAAAGAAGATTATTTCTTATACTTTGGTAGAGTTGTTGAAGAGAAGGGTGTTCATCTTGCAATTCAAGCAACAGAAAGGTTAGGCAAAAAACTTATTATTGCTGGTCCTGGATCATTACAGAGTTTAGGGTACAGCAAAACTCCAGATCATGTTGAAATGTTCGGTGTTGCAAATGCTGAACAGCGAAAAGAATTGATGCGTAAGGCAAAGTGTTTAATCGGATTAACGCATTATGTTGAGCCATTCGGTAATATGGTCATCGAAGCAAATTTATCTGGCACACCATCAATCACAACTGATTGGGGCGGGTTTACTGAAACTGTTCTCGAGGGGAAAACAGGATATCGCGTCAGAGATTTTAAATCATTATTGACTGCTATGGATTCTATAGATAAAATAGACTCGTGTGATTGTCGAGCATGGGGATAGTAGTTGTTATTGGATCATCAATAAATCCAAGACAAGGTCGTTTCACATATAGTGAAACTCGATCTAAATTCGACGCAGACGAAAGATTTAGACAAACAATATTCACTGTCAACTCATTACAAAACGCATTACCTGATGCAAAGATCATTATCGTTGATTCGTCTGATGATGTGAAAGAATATAGACTCAATCTTTCGTATCACAGAAATGTGCAATTTGTTCAGCTGAAGGAAATATCGCCAGAAGCGCATGAGATTGTAAACACGCATCCAAATAAAAGTCTTTGTGAGTCTCTGTTATTGAATACATTCTACAAGTATCACAAATCTAATCTATTAAGATATGATTTTATTCTTAAAGCAACTGGTCGATATTTTTATTATAATTTAAAAGATGACCTCTTTACAGAAGAAAATCAAGACAAGATTTTTTTTAAAAAGCCTCTTTCGTTTGAGTGGAATGATTCTTGGAGATATGATTTTGTTGATAGAAGATCGCACCAGAACAATAATCGATTGCATCAATATTGCACAGTTCTCTATGGCTTTGGGTCAAGCCAATTAAATTCAATGATAGACATAAATGATGCGACTGTTCATTTACTTGACCAACCATCAATGAGCCATTATGATATTGAAACTCTTTCATATTATTTCACAAGACCATATGAATCAAACGTTATAGAGACAGATTGGATTGTGTCGGGCTGGGATGGAACTTCTGGCAGATACATGTACTATTAAGGTGAATTATGAAAACAACATTAATAATTGTTGACGACTTCTATCAAAACCCAGACCAAGTAAGAGCATATGCTTTGTCGCAGCCCTTCGAAGTTTCTGGAAATTATCCTGGAGTTCGAACAAAGCCATGGCTTCCTGATGATTTAAAGAATTCAATTCAGTATATTATACAAAATGCAGGTGGTCGAATCACTAATTGGTTCGAAGATTCAGGGTACACTGGTGCATTTCAAATTTGTACTGCAAAAGATCGCACGTGGATCCACGCCGACAGTTTTAATACTTGGGCTGCTGTTTGTTATCTAACGCCAGACGCGCCGCTCTCATCAGGGACTGCATTGTATCGATGGAAAGAAACAAAAGAATATGAACGAGCTGATAACAACGCACCATATCTTGATGGATATGATTATACGAAATGGGAAAAGGCAGATTATGTTGCGAACAAATATAATCGTATTGTTCTTTATCGTGGCAATTTATATCATGCTTCGTTAGATTATTTCGGAAACAATCTAGAAAATGGTCGATTGTTCCAAACGTTCTTCTTTAATACGGAATACTGATGAAGATCTTACATGTAGTATTTTCTACAAATCGAATCAAATATTTGATGCCAACTCTAGAGTCTTTAAAGAATCTAGACTATGGGAATCATACAGTCGATAAACTAATCATAGACGATTATCCAAGAAATAGAAATCTTGCCATATTCGATTTAATCGCAAAGGTTTATGGATTTAATGTAAGATTCAACGAAACCAACTTGGGGCTTTCTGTAAATTGGAGCGCATTCTTCGATTGGCTCAAAATGCAAGACTACTTTACAATTCTCGAGATGGTAGTCTTATCGAATAACTAAATATAGAACTACACGAGAGGTTCTAAATGGCAAAACCTACAAATAAAACCGAACTAAAAGATTTCTGCCTCCGCAATCTTGGATTTCCTGTAATCGACATTAATATCGACGATGATCAGCTTGATGATCGTATCGATGATGCGCTTCAGATGTTCCAAAACTATCATTTTGATGGTACAGAAAGGGTTTATCTAGCCCATAAAGTCACAAATGCTGATATCTTGAACAAATATGCCAGACTATGTGACAACATCATCGGCGTCTCTAGAGTATTTCCAATGACTGGAGACACCGTAAGTTCAACAAACACATCAGGTTTTAACATTTTTGATATTAACTATCAATTACGTTTAAATGACTTTTATAATCTAACTTCTTCGTCATACACATATTATGTGATTGCACGAGAACACCTCTCCATGTTAGATATGATCGTAACTGGAGAAACTCCTTACTCATATAACAAAAAGACAAATAGACTCTATTTGTGGCAAAGTTGGGAAGGTAAGTTAGATGCAGGTGACTATATTCTATTCGAAGCACATAGAGTCGTCGATGAGGATACCTATGAAAAAGTCTTTAATGATTCTTGGGTAAAGGAATATACAACTCAGTTATTCAAGCGGCAATGGGGCGCAAACCTAAAGAAATATGGCAATTATACTCTTCCAGGCGGATTAATTGTTAACGGTCAACAAATATATGACGAGGCTGTTGCGGAAATCAAAGAGCTTGAAGAAAAACTTCGCGATGTTTACGAAGAACCACCAGGAATGATGGTGGGCTAAAATGGCAACTAGTGTTTACTTTAATAATCAAGGCGCGACACGCGAACAGTTTCTTGTTGAGGATTTGATTATTGAGTCTATTAAAAATCATGGAATTGACATCTATTACATTCCACGAGACTCACAATCTTCGCTAGATGAATTGTTTGGCGACGATCCTGTGAAATCGTTTACAAGAGCATATAAGATTGATATGTATCTTGAAACGTTCAATGATTTTACTGGAAATTCAGAATTCTTTTCGAAGTTTGGTTTAGAAATTCAAAAAGACGCAAAGGTTTGTGTTGCCAGAAGAACATTCGAAAAATATGTCAAAGGCGAAAGAAACTTACCAAAAGAAGGCGATCTAGTTTATCTGCCAGTACAACAAAAATTATTAGAAATACGACTTGTCGAGGAAGAAAAAAACTTCTTCCAAGCAGGAAAGAAAGCACCGTATATGTATGGATTGTCTCTAGAGACTTTCAAATATAATGGTGAATTGATTGCTACTGGTGTGAGTGAGATTGACGATCTAGCAATTAAACAAGCTGTTTCAATTGATTATATTTTAACTGCTGGTGGAACTGGAACATTCACCCAACATGAGATTGTCTATCAAGGAACAACACTTGCAAATTCAACAGCAAGAGGATATGTTTCTTCTTGGGACAAACCTTCTAGAACACTGCGTTTGAGAAACATTCGTGGGGAATTCGCTGCAGGATCGAGTATAAAAGGGAATACCAGCAATGCTATTTGGACTCTAACCAGTTCAAATATTCAAGATGATGCTGCATCGGATTATGATGATAACTTTAGAATTGAAACAGAAGCTGATAACATTCTAGACTTCAGCGAAACAAATCCATTCGGTGAGCCATAATGCTGTCATCTAGACATTTCTACCATAGAATCATTCGTAAGATCGTTGTGGGCTTTGGCACAATGTTCAATGATCTAAAGTTATACAGATACACAAAAGATGGTCAAACTGAGATTGAGCGAATCACAGTTCCATTGTCTTATGCTAACAAAGAAAAGTTTTATGTCCGCATCACACAAGATCCAGGATTGGATCGATCAATGCGAATTCAATTGCCACGCATGTCATTTGAAATGACTGCAATCAATTATGATCCATTGCGCAAGATTACTAATTTTAATCCGCAATTTTCTCCTGGAAAAGATGGCAACAGTATAACAACAATCACATCAACTCCATACAACTTTTCATTTGATCTTGTTTTATATGTTCGTAATGTCGAAGATGGCACGCAACTGATTGAACAAATTCTACCATACTTTGCACCAGACCACACAATTTCAATGAATCTGACGGGTATTCAAGGTGACAAAGTTGATGTTCCGATTGTGCTAGAAGGATTATCATACGATATCGCTGCAACAGGCTCCCCTGAAGAAACAAGAGTAATGACATGGACTTTAACATTTACAGTTCAGGGATGGCTCTATGGATTTATCAATGATTCTGTTAAGGTGATTCGTAAGTCTGTTGCAAACACATTTGACAGCGAAGTTCTGCAAAGTGGTGCAAAAGTTCTCAATTTAACTTCAGGGTTTGGAGATTACAAAATTGGCGAGCTTGTTTATGTTGGTAGAAATTTGAGTTCTGCAAATGCGAGTGGGTTTGTTTCCTCTTGGAATAATGTTGCAAATCAAATATATGTTACAGATATTTCTGGCACATTTACAACAAACAATAAACTGGTTGGTGCAATATCAAATTCATCATTTACGATACAATCATTTGATGCAAATGCTAATACTGCATTTGGTTTTGATGAGCAAATAGAGATATTCCCAAATATAACATGAGTAAAGTTGACGAAAATCTATCTAACATCTTGAACACAGATTATATTCCTGCTGTGAGAGATGATGATAAGCCAATCACCATTCATCAAGATAATGGTGAAAATCCTGATGCAGAGTACTCGCGTTCAAATTATTATAATTTGATTGAAAAGGGTAACGAAGCTCTTGAAGGTATACTAGAAGTTGCTAAAGAATCGCAGCACCCAAGAGCATATGAAGTTGCTGCAAATATGATTAAGAATCTCTCTGATGTCACAGAGAAACTTATGATTCTTCAAAAACAACAACAAGAATTAAGACCAAAAGACGAGTTGACAGGACCAACTAATATTAATGTCGACAAAGCAGTATTTGTAGGAAGCACTGCTGAGTTGTTGAGACAATTAAAAAATGAATCAAATAGCGGCTAAACTAAAGCATTATCTTGGCAACCCCAAGCTGAAGCGAGTTAACATGGCGATGAATCTCACGGAAGAACAAGTCCGTGAGTATGTTAAATGCGCACAGAGCCCAGAATATTTTATTGAAAACTATGTCAAGATCATCACTCTTGATAAAGGATTTGTTCAGATTGAACTCTATCCATTTCAAAAAGATGTTGTCAACGATATTAATAATAATCGTCGCGTTATCGTAAAAGCTGGTCGTCAGGTTGGTAAGACCACAATCATTGTTGGTTATATTCTTTGGTATATTCTTTTCAATCAAGACAAAACAGTCGCGATTCTTGCAAACAAAGCCAGTACATCAAGAGAAATTCTTGCTCGTATTAAACTAGCATATGAAGCATTGCCAATGTGGATTCAGCAGGGCGTTAAAGTTTGGAACAAAGGCGACATTGAATTAGAAAACGGATGCCGTGTGCTCGCTAACTCCACTGCATCAAGTGCGATCCGTGGTTTCTCTATCTCTCTTCTATATCTCGACGAGTTTGCATTCGTGCCCACAAACATCGCCGAAGAATTTTTCACATCAGTTTATCCTACGATTTCTTCTGGTACAACTTCGAAGATTTTAATTTCTTCAACGCCAAACGGTATGAATCACTTTTATAGAATGTGGACTGAAGCGACAGAGAATCAAAACGGATTTAAATTCGTTGAGGCTAATTGGCGTCAGGTTCCTGGTCGTGATCAGAAATGGGCTGATGAACAGCGTCGAGTTCTTGGAGATGAGAAGTTCTTACAGGAAATGGAATGCGAGTTCATGGGATCTGCTGGAACGCTGCTTTCAGCGCCTGCATTAAAGTCTCTCGCCTTTGTCACACCAATTCATTTATCAGAAAATGGAATTAAGATATACAAGGCTCCAGAGAAAAACCGAAACTATGTGATAGTTGCAGATACTTCCAGAGGAAAGGGTCTCGACTATTCAGCATTTAGTGTTATCGATGTAACCGAATTACCCTACCGACAAGTTTGTACCTATAAAGATAACAATATCAGCCCTCTTGTATATCCATCAGTTATCAAACGAATTGGCGATTACTATAATCAGGCATATGTCCTTGTAGAAATTAACGATAACGGTCAGCAAATTGTCGATTCTCTTTTCGAAGATTACGAATACGAAAATATTCTTTCCACAGTCGATATTAAAGGTAAAGTTTCAATCACTTGGGGTTATGGGAATAAGTCTTATAGGGGGATTCGAACCACCAAGTCCGTGAAAAGGCTCGGGTGCTCCCTCATGAAGAATCTAATCGAAGGTCAAAAATTGATTATCCAAGATTTTGATACAATTTCAGAACTTTCGACCTTTGTCGCCAAAGGAACTAGTTATGAATCCGAAGAAGGATCACACGACGACCTCGTTATGACTCTTGTTCTATTCTCTTGGATGACAAATCAACAATTTTTTGCGGATCTTACCAATACTGACGTTCGAGCAAAACTCCACGAAGAACAAATGAAACAGATCGAAGAAGAGCAGCTTCCCAGTTTCCTTGCTGGACACGAAGAAGTTGATCAAGGCGAAGAACAGTTTGTTTCTGGTGGGACAATTTGGAATGTTGTGCAGCGTTAAAACCCCCGAAATACTAAATAACCAGTAAGATTCTTAAATCTCCATTTACAGGAGCGAAAACATGGCATTCTTAGTCTC